GTCTGTTCTAAATTTGTTTGTAAACCAATCGGCTTTGCGTTGTTGGTCATATTCATTCCTTAAAAATGTAAAGTAGTATTTTAACAATACTAAATTAAATTTTACACAACTTTATGCAATCTTCCTAATTGTGACTTTGTGATCTTACCCTTCTCTACTATTATTCTGAGATGTTTTTCTATTTCGGGTAAAAGTTTTATTGCTTTGTGTAAATTTTCTCTTTTATCTATATCACTATCTTTGGTTAATAACCATAAATTTATATAGTCTTCTTTAAGATTGTTTACAGCTTGTGTGAATGTTTCTGAGTTAAGAATTAACTCTGCTTCGTTTGAGTTTAGTATATCTTCTTGTGATGGCATATATTTTTTAGTTAGCTATTAGCTTGTCAATTTTTTCGTCTAATTTATCTAATCTATCAAAAATTCTTTTCATATCCAAATGCAAGTCTTGTTTGGTTGCATAGCGTGATGGTATTTCTTCTCTTGTTTTGTTTAGTAATATCTCAACTCTTTTTACATCTGCTGCATTGGTGCGAATGCTATAGATCATAGGAACATAAACGAGTGTGATAATCGCGTTCCAAAATAATATAGGGTTGTCCATCAATAACTCCAAATGTGTGGCCTTGGTCTGCTTTCTTTTTCTTCTGAGATGTCTAAGTGTATAAAACGAGCATCTCCTTTTTGATTTACGCCAACGCCAGTAAATCCATAATCTTTAGCTTTTGATACTATGTCGAGTGCTTTGCTTCCTCTTACATATACATCAGCAGCCAATCCTTCAGCATGAGTTCCTGGAGTTTTCTTTCGCGCTTCTATTGGATGTTCTTCGCATCTGTAACCAGATGTAATAATAAACGGAAAACCCAGCTCTGTTCTAAGTGATTGTAACTTATTTATTAGTTCGTGTGAAATACCATTTTTACCACAATGTTTGCAAGCAAACTCTTCTTCTTTGAAATTTTTCCAACTCATCTTGTATTACCGCCTACTATTAACTTAATCTTTTTTTTCTATTTCTTTTTTATAAAATTCTATTTCTGTTTTTAAAATTAACACTTCCTTTTCTAATTCTACTACTTGTTGCTCAAGTGTTCTAATGTCTGGGAAAATATAATTGTTTTGATTTCCTCTGAGGTTTCTAGTTTCTTGTGCATTTGAATCTATCTTTTCGGTAATGTTGGCATAACCCCAAACTCCTACAGATATAGCAACTACTATTTGTGCAAGGTAAGGAAGCGATATACTTAAAGAAGATTTATCATCTACTTTGGCTATTTGGTTCATTACTTTCCAACGCCTTTTACTCGTTCAAATGATCGTAAACCTCCAAGACCGAGCATACCCATAAGTACAGGTAGCATTGTTGAAGTATCTGCTTGAGGTATATCAATACCAAAAGGAGCTGCGAGAGGACTAATTAGAAAATTAATAGCAAAGCCAAATACACATACCCAAGCTGTAGCTGGTCGCCAAGAAGATTGAAACCAATTCCCTTTAGCTTCTTCTTTGTTTACTTCTATTTGTGCTTTAGCAATTTCGTGAATATGCTTTTGCGACATGGTTGCGATTTCATGCGCTATCTTTTGCTTTGTGTCTGCATCTGGAATGAACTTATCTAATAGTTCGCTTACAGGTTTTATTAATTTGTCTATCATGTGTATATTTTTTATGTAGCTTGTTTGCGTGTCGTTGGAACGACCACTCTAAAAACTTATCAAGCCAACCAAACAATTACTTTTTCTTTTTCTTTTTAGGAAAACCAGCCTTCATGTTGGCGTAGGCTTTTTTAGAAATAGTAGATTTCTTTTTTGATCTGCTTGTTCCTTTTTTCTTTCTTGCGTTTATATTTGCGTATAGTCCTTTTGGCATAATTATCTCCTTACCATTTTACTTTGTTCGCCCAGTAAGCTGGTGACAACTTACCTCTTGCGATATTCTTAGCGTGTCTTTTTTTAAATGATTTTTTTCTAGCTTTATCTTTAGCAGACTTTGGGTTTTTACCTGCACCACTAACTCCTTGTTGACCAAAGCGAATTAATTTTATTACGTCACCGACTTTTGCTAAGACAGCATGTGACTTTGTTTTGTGGTTTGGTGTACGTTTAGGTTTGTTATAACCAGCGAACTTTTCGCCTCTATATGTTACTGCCATTAGTGTATTAATGTCTCCTTACAAGATATTAGCTCTGAGCCTGGTGGTATTTGTAAAAAGACCATTGCGACTCTTTTTGCTTCTTCTAAATTTTTAGCCTTAATGTCCGAACCAACATAAATAAAATCTCCGTCAAGAAATTCTAAATCGTATATCTTATCCGATTGGTTGGTTGTTTCCATTTGTAAACATTCCTTGAGATTGATTCTTTGCTGCTTGTCTCATGGCTTCTCTGTCTCTTTCCATGATAGCGTTAATCTCTGCTACATCTACCTGTGCGCCATACTTAGCTATAAGTTCAGCAGTCTTCAGTTTGAGATCAGCTTCATGTTCATCACGGTTTCTATCGTCATCCATGATAATTTTCATTCTGTCTGTTTCTGCATCAATGATTGCTTTTTGTGCTAAGTTTTGTGCTTTCATAGCTTCTGCTTGAGCCAACATTTCTTCAGGTGAAGGTTTCTGGTCTTGCGGTTGCTGTGGTGGCATAGGTTGAACTGTTGTGTTTATAAATGAATTTGCATCTTTAAATCCAGCCATCTCAATCATTTTTGTTAATGTGTTAGCGTATTGCTGTAAATTGAGTAATGGATTGTCAGGGCCTAGTGTTTGTAAAATTTGTTCTTGTTTTTGTGATAAAGCTGTTAAGACTTGGAACTTCTCTTCGTCAGAAGATTTAGATATACCAACATTAATGACTAAGTCTTTATCAGCATCCCAATATCTTGGATCAATAGGGACAAACTCGTTGTTTAGTCTCATCATATCTTGACCTTCTTGGTGCTTGATAACAAGTGAGTTAACCAGTTTGAATAAATCTTTCATGCCGTCTGCAAAGTGTCTGCAAATAAGTTCTACTCTGCCTTGCGCTCCAGACATAGTTGCTGATACTGCTTGTGCGGTAGAAGATTGTAGTGCATCTGCGTTTAATCCTGCGGATGCCTTAGAAACGCCTGTGCGGTTCTCCTTGGCTTCGTCAAGATAAGAGAGTACAGGGAATGCTTCTTTACCAACAAAAGGCACAGCGAAAGGCTGAACCATTCCTGGCGCACGCATTCTAATTGGTTGTCCTATATCGGTGTTGAGAACATCATCAATATTAACTTGTCCTTCAACAATACCCATTCGTGGGAAGATGGCGTGGCCTAGACTATCAAGTGTATCTCTCATAATTTGAGATTTAGCAGCTTGAATAGGCATCAAGTAGTCCGCAGGACATGAACCAATGGAGGTGTGTGGTTCAGGATCGGGACAGAAGAGTGTAATAGGTAGATCATCCCAAGGTGTTGCGTTAACAATGTTTATTCCATTGCCTACGGTGCATACCCTAATCCTTTCATCTATACCATCACCATCTAAATCATAAAAAATATAATGCTCTACATAGAGAACATTATTTTTATCAGTTCTATCTACGCCTGAATAATCAGCGTAAGGATTTCTTGCTTGTTCTTCGTCATAGCTTTCAGCGTCTATGTAGTTTCCAGAACCAGCATATTGTTCCATTTCTTCTTTGTCATAACCCATAGCAACTAAGTCGCTGACAGTTTTTACCATGCGGTGTGCAACGTAGGGTGATGATTCTAAGTCTCTAGCGTTTCTTGATATTAAAACTTCTTCAGGTGGTACTGCTTCGATAACCACTTGGTCTTTAGGTTTAATTCTTCTAATTTTAATGTCGTAACTGGCTGGTGTTTCTTGCGTCATCTCTTCACCAGTCTCAGGATTCATAATTGTTATGCTTTGCATTTCAACTGACTCTTTAATTACCTCTACGTTAGGATCAAGTATGAGTGCTTGGTATGCTTCAGGTGAAATGTTTGTGTATTCGTGTGTTGATGCAGTAATGCTGTCATCCCAATAGGCTTTGACAAAACCAGTTTTTCTAATCAGCGCATCTTTAAAAGCGTCATACAAAACTTTAAACCCAGGGTTTTTTTGTTGTATGACATAATTAATGTAATCGGTTTGTTGTGTTGCAAGTTGTATGTCTTCAGGGCCATTTGGTATGAACTCTACTATCTTGCTAGTACCAAAAAAAGTACGCATGATGGAAGGAAGCATAAATAGTACGCTATCCCTAACATCTGTTGATACAAATTCTGATTGTAGTGATGAGGTTGATCCAGGTTCTTGTCCTAGATAGTAGTCTGTTGCGTCTGCTCTTTGTTCACCAATTTGGTCAATGAAGTCTTTAGCGTCATCCATCTCACTCTTGAGACAGCCTTGTAGCTTTTCTACATCATAAGACTCTTGTTGTTCTTCTGATGCTTCAACTATATCTTTATCATATTCCATAAATTTTTATCCCACTCGTATTATTCTACTTGTCAATGGCTTTTTGAAATTATACCCTAAAAAGTTCTCTCCTCCACTAAAACTTGCAGCCGAACTTGCCATGGTTAATGCAAGTGCATCTGCTTTGTCAGGTGATTTGATTCCTCTTTTTTTCATTTCGTCTTTAGACTCTATTTTTATTTTTCCTGTTGATGTATATTTGTAGGTGGGCGCTGCCAATTCTGATACAAGCTCATCATCACTAGGAAGTCGGCAATTACGCAGCGCCAGCCAATCTTTTATCGCGAACCATAACTCGGCTCTTAAGTTTAAATAATTCTTTTTTGTAGCTGGTGCTTCGGCTACGTTAACTCCTCTAACGGGTAAACCTTGTTCAGCGAGTCTATCTACTACGCCACTACCAAGACCAATAACATCAATTAATATTTCTTCTGGTCTTTCAATTACTGTGCAGTCGTCAAACAAATTTTTAACTGCACCGCATAATTGCATTAAATCCATTGATTTGAAAGTCTTAATTTCAAAAACAGTATTACCTTGTCTTATACATAGTGCAGAATTATCGCCACCAAAACGTGCTACGTCTAATCCCCAAACGATAGGTGCTTTTGCGGTTAGCGAAACATCTCTATTGATGGCGTTACGTGCAAGCTCCATAGGTATGACAGAGTCATCATCTGAGTTTGGAAACTCTCCAAGTACCTCTACTCTAGCTACGGTAGAATCTTCACCGTATTGCTCTAGCATAGTTTGGAATAGTTTTTGGTCAGTACCTTCTACTGTACGTGAGTCTATTTGTTCTAAGTTCCAGAACTTACGCTTGGATGTAAAACTCTCGTAGAACGGGCCTGTGTTTCTTCTAGGGTTGGAGAAAGTAAACCAAAAACGATTTTCAGTAGGCTCGGAAAAGAATCCTTCTGATACAGAATAGATAGGAGCTGGAATACCCGATGCTTCATCCATAATCAAACATACTCCGTATGATGAGTGGATTCCTGCAAACGCATCTGGGTTTTCTTCACTCCATAATTGTGCTTGGGCGTAGTAGTAACCTGTATCTATTTTTAGATCTCTTTTAAGTGCTTCTTCAAACCATGATTCAGGTTTTATGGTTGTGGCTGTTTTTGTGTACCAATGATTGTTAATTGCCAGGGTTAGCCACTTACCTAGCTCTGCCCATGTTCTTGATCTAAGCTGTTGTTCAGTGTTAGCAGTTACGATAATGGTTGAGCCAAGGCGTGTTGATAGCATCCATAGGATTAGCCAGGAGACAAGTGCTGACTTTCCAATACCACGTCCAGATGCTACAGCTAATCTAAACATTTCAGGATCAACGCGACCTTGGTTACGTTGAATATGTGTTGTCATTTTTTTTAAAATTTTTTCTTGCCACTTTCTTGGGCCGTCAAACTCTTCAAGGGGGGTGTCCTTCTCTCCCCAAGGGAAGATAAACTTTACAAAGTTATATGGATCGTCTTTGATGTAAGGCGACCATATCTCGGTCATTAATTGCTTCTCTTGTTCTGCTCCGTATTTCATATATGCACCAGTATTAAAAATATTGCAAAGTTGCCTACAGCACCAATGCTAAGTATTGCTAAGATTTCTCGTATTACCTCTTTCATATTTTGCTCCAAAAAAAATTAAAAAAAATTATCGCAACAGTTACACGTAATATACCCCGCGCAATAAAATCAAGGGGGGGTACAAGCATTATATTTATAGGAGCATCTTATAAATTCGTTACTTGTTGGCGAACCCTTGAACGCTACGACCATGAGGAGGAGTCATAACCGCCAAAATTTACCGCTTTTTCTTATCAGTCTGATTATTTACCAGACTGCTCTTATCTTTAGATGTTGTAGGTAAAGGATTTAAAACCTTTAGTTTATTTTCATCCGTGTTCTGTCCGAGTCTTTGTTTAGCACCGCTTAAAACATCATTAAGATTTACAGTTGCGGTCACTACTTCTTGCCTATCCTTCCAGGTCTTTGCATCTTGGTTCTTTAGGTAGAATATCTGGGCGGTTACATTGCCATCTGTTGCCGAGGTAAAGAGAGAATTTGTAACTTGCGCCAACCCTTTCGCCCTTCCCCTTTTATAAGCCTCTTCAAAATCACCAGATCGTTTCCTATTGCGGTCTATCGTATTCCATGAAACGCCCAAAGCACGGGCGATTTGAGTAGTACCAAGACCACGTGAAGCAAGATTCTCTACTTGTTCCAGATCAATATTAATGCGCTTTCTACCGCCCTTTTTTGTGGTTTTTAGCTCTTTTTTTGGTGTTTTTTGCTCCATAACTATATTTTTTTTACCCTCTTAAAACCCCTATATTACAGCATTTCTCACAAAAACCCTAAGATTTTTGCTCTAAGTAGTTGTTATATAAGTACATTTAGGCATATAATACGTATTGTCACGTATTATTAATATTACTTTAGGAGGTAAATGACATGGAAACGATAACATTAACTAAATCAGAAAAAGATCATTTATTATGGATGCTAGACGCTGAAGCGGCAAGAATCCAAACATATAAAGATGTTGATCCAATTACACGCATAGAAAATGACCAAGAGTTAGAAATAATTAACTCTATTTGCGACAGGCTACAACGCACAATGTAAACCAACCCCCAACCCAATCAAGCCCGCTTATGTGGGCTTTTTGGGTGAAAGTCATAATATTTAATACTTTAGGAGGTACAAAAAATGACAAACAAAGAAAAACAATTAACTTGTAAAGACTTAGTAAAAGGTCAGTTCAACCACGTTGAGCAAACATATAGAGAAGCGCTAAATTACTACATGGAGTTTGATGGCGCTACAGAAGGCGAGCAAATAGCGTTAAAAGTTATTGATGAGCATAAGAGTAACTATTTCCACGAATATGAGGATTTATTTGATTATGTCAATAATGATGCCCTCTCTTGGGACTATATAGAAGCTGGAACTTTTGACAATAAGACTGGTTATTATAGGCTTTTGCTTTCATGGGGTGGCCCTTCTGACGAGTTCAGAATATACACAGCACAAAATGATCATAGCGTTGATGTCATCGAATACCATTTCATGGATTGGTATGACGGAGCATCTATAAACGTCCCGCAAGATTCTATCTCTTGGGATGTATGTCAGATGTTTTTAGATTGTGAGGTGGCATAAATGAGAATAACCATTGATATAGAAACATTAAACTCGGCTTTTTGGAATCATTGCGAGGATTCAGAAAACCCAACTTTTAATTATTCAGAAGTTGAAAGAATACTTAAAAACATATTACCAAGAATTGAGATCAGCGACTTTGGAAAGGTCAACGATATAAACGGAAATACAGTTGGCAAGTTTACAGTTGAAAGAAACAAAGAGGAGTTATAACCATGACATTTAAACAACTACTAATCAAACTAACCGAAAAGCCACGT